GACACCATCGCCGTAGATTGCAGCTCACCTGTACTGGGCTTGTACAGCAGCTTGGCATTGCCTGTATAAATTGTACTGGCTGTACCACTTGTGCTAGCCAAGAAAGTTGGATACAGATTGCTTGTAGTGCTGGTATCGTTAGAAATACTAACACTACCGCCAGCAGTTGTCCAGGATAACGTACCAGATCCGTTTGTTACTAAAGCCTGTCCGTTTGTACCATCTGTACTAGGCAACGTCCATGTCAAATCACTAGCAATCGATGCAGGCGCTTTCAAGCCTACATAGTTAGTTCCGTTATCTGTATCTTCATACAGTTTAATATCAGCACCAGTAGCCGAGGTACCAGAGACAGCAACAGAGCCTACAAAGGTAGGTGCTCCAGCATCGTCTAAGGTAGCAGACGAGTTCTGGATCAGCTTGCCTGTAGTTAGGTCAAACCTAGCAAAGGCATTGTCTGTAGCACTTGAAGGACCAACAACATCACCAGTACCCACAGCAGGAGTAACCCACTCTACGTCTGTACCGCCGCTGTTAATTGCCAATACTTTAGTAGCATTGCTGGTATAAGACGGCAATAAGTTAACACGGGCATTAGCAGCTGTACTTGCTCCTGTACCGCCATCAGCGACTGCCAAGTCAGTGATGCCAGTAACGGAGCCACCAGTGATGGTCACATTACTGGAGTCCTGCGTAGCAATAGAGCCAAGACCTAGGCTAGTACGGGCTGTAGAACCAGACTCTGTTACAAAGTTAGTGCCATCACCAACGATAAAGTTACCATCAGTCGGTGTCAGGCCAGCAATGTCTGCTAACTGTGCATCATAGGCCTGAACATCAGTTCCGATAGTCAAGCCAAGCGAAGTCTTTAATGTTGCACCAGATTCTACCACAAAATTGGTACCGTTGCCAATAACAACCCCATCATTTGTAGGGGTAAGGCCAGCAATGTCTGCCAACTGAGGATCGTAACCTTGGACATCTGTACCGATAGCCAATCCTAGGGCTGTTCTAGCTGCTGATGCGCTAGTAGCGCCTGTACCGCCGTTAGCGATAGGCAGAGTACCAGTAATATCAGCAGTGCTGATGTCTAAGGCATCCCAAGATGCGTTGGTTCCGTCAGACTTAAGGTATTTGTTTGAAGCAGTTGCCTGAGAAGGCAATAGATTGTTTAGTGCTGCTGTTGCCGTAGAAGCCCCAGTACCGCCATCGGCAATGGCTAGATCAGTAATACCTGTGATCGTACCGCCAGTAATGTTAGCAGAGGCATTATCAGTCTTGGTGGCAATTGCGGTAGCTACGTTATTGAATTCAGTATCAATTTCTGAACCACGGACTACCTTATTGGCATTACCGGTAGGTAACGAGTCCTTAGCGGTAAAGTTGGTTACTTTGGTATAGTTAGACATTTTTACTCCGTTTAGTACCAGATGGGAATATAACCACCAGCATCAGTAGACCACGCTTTGGTCAAGGCCGCATCTTCATACACATTAATGTAATCAATGCCAGCAACCTTACCTGTTGTACTAACTAAGACATCTGCAAGCATACCAGTAGAATAGGTATTCTTTTGTGCAGGCTCTGAGCCTAATTTCTTTACAGGGATGTAGTCTACCCAAGCCTTGAGACCAGTAGTGCTACCAAGTTTGTTAATAACCCATTTGGTAGTGCCGTTGGCAGAAGCGTAGGTGGTAGGGAAGCAACGAGGTATCATAATTTCCTCTTTCTAGTTTTCTATAGCAACCTCAGCGAAGATGCTATAGAAAAGCCTCCGAAGAGGCCAAAACCGTTTGGTTTTAGAATACTGGACGACCAACCATAAACTTAATGCTTGTTTCAGCCAAGTTTACAGTTCCAGCAGTGATGTTATTAAATACTACAGTGACAGTGTTTGCAGCAGATACATACGCAGTTACCTGCATACCTGCAACGTCAACACCCAAAGATACACCAAGAACAATATCGCCAAGAGCAACACCAGGAACAGCGACAGTATCAATGTCGTTTGTGCCAGTGCTTAAACTATCAGCATTAATTGTTGCTTTAACTGCCCAAAAGTCAGTAAACAGTCCTTGGAACTGCTCACGGCCTCTTTTGGACACTACAGCGGTAGCGTTAGCCATTTATAATCTCCTTATTGGTTAGAATGGGGCCAGCCTTATGAGCCAGCCCCGCTTGTCATTCCTGATTAGGCAGGAACAGCAATACCAACAGCAGACGTGTCACGCAACTCACCAACACCGTACAGCGTGTCAGCGGTCAACAGCGTAGCAAGGTACTCTTGCTTGTACTGGGTCTGAACACGGATGCCCAGCTGCTCGATGAGAACACCGTACTCAGGGTGGAACATAACAGCGATACGGGCACCACCAGTTGCTGTGGGGCAGTTGGTCGAAACATAGACCTTAACGCCGTATACGTCACCAATCTGACCGTTACGGATGGAGTCGCCGTTACCAACGAAAGCCTGCTCAGTGAAACGAGCAAGACCAAGCATTGTGTTACGAGCAACAGGCGGGATTACAAGTGAACGTCCGTCCATTGGAACATCGTTGTCGTCCAGAGTCTGGATAACCTTACGGATACCAGCATCAGTGATGGCGGCAGCGTTGGAAGAGCCAGAGGTGTAGTTCGTAGAACCGTCACTACCGATAACAGCTTTGTCCCAAGTTGCGTTACCAGCACCACTCTGTGCCTTGCTGAAGTTGTTCAGCAGGTCAGTGTCGATCTGGGTTGCAAGAGCGTAGCCCGAGTCATCCGTGTAGAAACGACGGAGCGATGAGAGCGACTGAACTTCTGCCAAGTCTTCGATCAAGCGGCTGTACTCATAATGCTTGTCGATGTTGACAGTGATTCCGTTACCGGTCATCTGCTGCATTGTAACAGCCGACTCAACCGTCTTAGCCGAAGCTGCACCACGACCAGGAGCAGGGAACGTGACAGAGTCACCTTTCTTGCCCTTGAAGTTCATCTTCTTGATGAGGTTAGCTACAACTAAGTTCTTCTTGTAAGCAGCAATGATCTCGTCTTGCCAAATTTGTGGTACAAAACCAGCGGTATCTGCTTCTGATTTGATGACGAAGTCACCTGAGGGATAAAATGCCATGATAAAAGTCCTTTGTTAAAAGTTGTTAATTAACGGACCCGGCCTTCACGATACGCTTGCATGATTTCAGTCTGCATCATATCGTACTTGTCTGGATCCTTTTGCATGAGGTTAATAATGTCTGACCTACGAAAAATCTTCTTAGAAGGTGCCTCATCACTCCCAGACTTAACAGTAGTTGTTGCAGCTTTGACTGCTTGGCTTCGTGCTTCCTTCTCTACCGAGGCGGTTGCTTTGGCTACTTGCTGTCGTTCTTTCCATGTTGACAGCAGTTCATCCGCAGCATCTACATCGTATTGACGGTCTGCACGAACTAACAATTCAGTCCTAACCTTAGAAGCCTGAACCCATTCTTTGAAGTTTGGGTCTGTAGCAATATCCATGTAGTCAGGATGTTTTGTCTGTATATCAGTCTTAGCCTTGGCTACTTTCATCTCCAAAGACAGCATCTCTGCCTGTTTGATCTTTGGATGGTTGTCTATAGCCCTTGCTACTGCTTTGTCTGGATCAGCGAAGAAATCAGTTTCTTCTACCTTTTCCGTGTTCAGTTGCTGCTTGCTTAAAGCTTGGGTCTTGATGAAATCATCTACAACCCTACGCAGTTCTCCGACTTCGCTGCCCTGTCTGCCGATTAACTTCTCAGCTTCCATGTGCATCTGAGCAATCTCTTTAGCACTTTTTCCCCGATACTTTTCAGGAATGCTATCGTCAACTTGCTCTTGTGTCTGAACCTGCGGTGCAGGCTCTTGCGTTGCTACATCGGTAAATACTTCGTTAGGTTGCGTTTCAACAACGCCTTCTTCAGCAAAACTAGCCATCAGTCTCTCCGTGCCTTAACAGCATTTAGAAAAGAACACTTACAGATTTGAGGGGGTTCTCTTATCCCTCTGAAATACCAACTTTACGTTCGTATTTAATATGCGACTCACGCCGCTTTTCCCAAGCCATAGTTGCACCGGGAAAGTCCCCTGAGATACCTTCTAGAGAGATCCTAGGGGCTGAGATGAGTCTGCTTGCGTCATTTGTACAGTGAGGGCACTGTATGACTTTTACAGAATCATCAACATATTTTTCAGTTATGTGGCCTTTGGCACACTGAAAATCAAATATTCTTCTCATTTAGTTCCTCGTAAGCACTTTCAGACAGTTCCCGTAAACCAATCATGTAGTCTAGGATGTCTACTTGTCCTTTGCGGAACTCTATATTTGTTGTGTCACAGTTGCGGATATTTTCATAAGCAGTCCGCATATCTGTTAGGTCTTCGATGAGTTGTTTCCACGCTTTGGTGGACATCATCTCTAGCCTATCTTCATAGTATTGCTGTAATTCTGGTAACATTTGTTGTGATTGTACCATAAAATAACTTTACAAAAAAGTACTTGACAAAACTTATAATTTATGGTACCATGAAGTTTTAGGAGACTACATGGCACACCACTTCCAAAAACTCAGTACAGCAGACATCGAAAACATTAAAGTCTGGGCCTTAGAAGGCATCGGAGTTACCGAAATAGCCAACAAACTCAAAAACAAGGTTTCTAAACAGCGGGTAAAACAGATTACCGATAAACTCAAGATCAACTGTTTTGCTATAAAACGACAAAAACAGCAAGAATCCTTAAATGACAGGATGTTCCGTAAGTGGGGTCCTCGTTGGCAGGATAAAGAGTGGAAGAAAACCGCTATTTACCAAGCAATGCGAGAAAAGTTTAAAAACAAGAAAGCCCACACCTACAACTGCGAATTCACCATAGACTTCGGAGACATCTCTTTTCCAACTCACTGCCCAATCCTAGGAATAGAACTAGACTACTTTGCAGAGAACGGAAGAAACGAGGCTTCTCCTTCTTTTGACAGGATTGACCCATCAAAAGGCTATGTTAAAGGTAATGTTGCTATCATCTCTTGGAGAGCCAACCGCATCAAAAACGATGGCACTGCCGAAGAGCATCAAAAGATAGCAAACTTTATTAACTCTGCCTTGCAGCAACAACTTGAAGGTTAGCAATATCCTTCTTGGTGTTGATATCCTTCTCTTTTAGGGCCAGATTAGCGACCTTGACACGGCGCTCGAACTCTGCCGTGGCTTGGTTATTGTCTCCAAGGTACTTAGAGGCGCTGGCAGCGATAGAGGCCTGTAATTCCTGTGGCTTTAGCTGGGTATCGACCACTTCAGCCTGTGTTCTGGCCTGTTTTAGCTGGATGTCAGCCTGCAAGTCAGCCAATTCTAGCTGTGCTTTCTGCATCTGCATCTGCATAGCCTGCTGTTGAGCCTGTTGTTGCTGAGGATTCGGCTGCATCATCTTGTTTAGCTGCTGAATCATCTCTTCACGGTTGTTTAGGCTGGAGTTTTCCACGATTGCCTTCAGAACCAGGGGCACAACTGGAGACTCAGGGCCTAAAGTCTTCAGCAGGTTCATAAACTGCATCTGCTCATACTCACGGGCAACGATGCCTAGGTTAGAAGCAGGGATGAAGTTGTAGTCCTGTGCTGGATAACGCTCTGGATCAAACTGCATGAAGCGGTAGGCAGCCTTGCTAACAAAAGGAATAAGAAACTGTTCTTGGAAATTGACCAAGGTACGCTTATTTTTCTTGATGATTGCTGATAGGGCAGGGTTGAGACCTGCTCCATCTGCGCCAGCTGCTGGCAACGATGCAGAATCTACTGTGCCCGTAGCCATCAGGAGCATCTTCATAAACTCGCCAGCGGTCTGTAGGTTGCCTGGGTCAGTAACTCCGAACTTAAAGGCCTGTAAAATCTCATTTGGGTTGCCGTTGGTCAGAATAGTCTTACCAGGACGAACCTCAAACTTGCTTCCACGGGGCAATCTTGTAGCATCGATGCCCATCATCGGCACCGTTGTCAGTGCTAGGCTGTCTAAGTGGGCACGGATCTGAGCATCAATGGCACGTTGGCAGTTATAGCCCTTCTCAGCGATGCCACGGCCCCAGAAACGGTTAGGCATAGAGTCGTACTGGAAGGCTACGATGGGACGATCCTGCATCATGTAGGGGCTTTGCTCGGCCTTTAACAGGTACTGGTCGTTAGCGATAACGATGATGCCCTCAACCAAGTCCGTGTAGGGCGCTGCTTCGGTACCAAACTCGTCAGTTTTGTCAGCAAATATCTTAACAATCTGCTCAGTGTCCTCAGACTCTAAGAGAAACTTAGGTATTAAGCCGTAATAGCGCAGTAATAAGACCTTGTCTTGCTGGTACTCGATGGTCTCCTGTACTGGCTCCAAATCAGAGTCTACAGCCGTGGGGCCAAAGTTGGGCACGGTCTTATAAACGCCGGACTCCATTCCAGCCACAACAGAGTGCAGAGACACATACTCTTCAACTGCACAGCCAAGAGCGTCTTCAATGCTGGTTGCGTTGGGGTCAATTAAGAAGTTCTTAGGATTGATTGGTTTGAGGCCAACAACAAAGCGGCTACGCTCTTCAACACCAACAGCGGTCATGCTCATTTCTACGATTGGGCGTGATGCAGGCGCTAACTCGTTCTTTTCTGCAATGACAATCTCACCGATGCCGGTGCCATAGACTGCACCAAGAACGATAGTGTCAGAGACTGCTTTGCGGACCTTTTCTTTTTTAAAGTCCTCATACATCTGGTTCTTTAACTGCTCTACATCAATGCGGTTCTTGTCAGCTAAGTCATCAGTGATATCAAAGAACTTCTCACCACGACCAAAGACAGCCTCTTCAATCTCAGCCACTGAGGACTCGATAGCCTGCTGGAGGGCTGGTGTAACTATCCTTGAACGCTCAGACTCACGAGTGCTGTCCTCTCCAGCCCACAGACCACGCCATAGGCGCTCATAGCGTTTCCATTCCTCAAGATAGTTCTCATCTCGCTGGTTACGCCAATTCTCACAACGAGACAAGACCCAGTCAGTAATCTGGGAATCTCTGCTGTTATATGTTTGATCGTCCATTATTAGTCCTCGATGGTGTTGCCGATGCTATCGGAAAAGACACTGACGTACTCTTCTTTTTCTTCTTCTTCCGAC